TTCGGCAGTTAATAACTAACTAAATGAAATTTGACGAACTGAATGAGTCTAACTACATTCTGTTCGCCATAAAACATTATGAAAATCCTCATTGTGTTACACGAGAGGATTTTGATGAAGATGTGAAACGCTTCAAATACTTGAAACGTTTACTGAAAAGATATTTAAGAGGGGGTCCTTTAAGGATCCCTTTAATCTTAAATCACCTCATCATATTGTATAATGTCTTTGGCGAAGCAGCAACACCATTGCTCTTTTTTAAATTTGAAAGAGAATACTGGTGCTTACTTAAGACTCTACTACTTTATTTGAATAAATATCCTATAGGAATGATGCCAGACCTTGACATCGATCCTACATTGCAAGAAGAACTGGACAAAATCTAATGAATGAAGAATTAATGACAGCAGGAACAGGTGGTTTCAGTGGCAGTGCTGCTGCGACTGGTCCTAATGCTGGCTACGATCCTGTCATGAAGTTTAGAAAGAAAGTTCAGAAAAGAAAAAAACTACAAAAAGAATCCAGAGAAAATCCGACATCACCTAATAAACTATACCAATACAAAGTAAATATACCAACAGTAGGAGACACTATCATCTATGCTAATAGTCCTGCTGAGCTCAAGATGAAACTTCGCATGTCTATCATGCCAAAGTATAGAAGTGATATAAGCATAGAACGTATACTTCCCGCCAATGCAGGTAAGTTCTTTATGGATAAAAGAATGAAGCATATGAGGAACGTGCAAGAAGAAGTTGTATCTGAGTCTGACGCACAGATGAAGAATAAACAAGCACAAATGAAGATTGCTATTGAAAAGAAAAAGGTTCAAATGAAGAAGCAAGAGTTAGCAAAGCAACTTCAAATGAAAACTCAGCAGTTGAAGAAGCAAGCAAGGGCAGGAGCAGAACAAGACGCAACGAGGTAATGTCTGATATTAATACAGCGATAATAGAAAGACTGGAACGAGTCGTTGAATCTTTACAGGACAACTCTGTAAAGATGGGTCAACTTCTGGCGGTTCATAATGAGAAGTTAGATAAACAAGATAGGATTGACGCAGTGCTATTTGAAAAGATAGACAGTCTGCATAAAGATATGACTAGAGAAACAGAATCAATAAAGAAAGGATGTGAACGTGATATTCGTAAGGTGGATGACAGATTAAGATTGATGGAAAAGAAAATGTGGACTATAGCAGGTGGACTCGTAGTAATAAGTTTTATCATATCCCTTCCAGGACAAGTAATCATGAGAAACTTGACAAATGATCCAGGAAATACTACAATAGAAAGGTTAGTTAAGTAACTTCCTTTAGTGATTGATATACTGTATACTAATCTAGTATCAGCAAGACTGGACAAGTTTAAGAAGATCAAGGAAGGCACCTATAATTTTAGGTGTCCTTATTGTGGTGACTCACAAAAATATAAGAACAAAGCAAGAGGTTATCTCTTTCAGAAAAACTCAGGACTTATCTACAAGTGCCACAACTGTGGTGTAGGTAGGTCTTTTGGCAATTTTTTGAAGGATCAAGCAAGTGATCTTTATGATGAATATGTCATGGAGAGATACAAAGCTGGACTAACAGGTAAGGGTAGAAACGTAGCAACTCCCACTTTTGATTTTGAAAAAACAACATTCAAAAAGAAGGGAGATCTGCAAGATATCCGATCACTAAATATATCGCACCCTGCAAAAAAATACATCGTCGATAGGAAGATTCCAGAGAAATATTTCTCTGATTTATACTACGCTGATGAGTTTTGCACATGGGTAAACACACAAAAACCAACATTTACAAATGTCAATAGAGATCACCCAAGAGTTATTATTCCATTCATTGATGAAAACGGAGAATGGTTTGGTTTCCAAGGGAGGTCACTTGATGTAAAAGAAAAACTTCGTTACATCACGGTCATGTTAGATGACTCTAGAACTAAAGTCTTTGGATTAGATAGAGTCAACTTCAAGAAAACTGTTTACATTACAGAAGGACCATTTGATAGTCTCTTTATTGACAATGCAATCGCTATGGCAGGTGCAGATATAGATTGGAAGTTGATAGACAATAAAGATGCTGTCTTCGTTTTCGATAATGAAAGACGAAACCCAGAGATAATCAAACGTATGTCAAAAGTTATTGACAAAGGTTACGAAGTTGTCATTTGGCCAACACATTTGGTTGAAAAAGATCTTAATGATATGACAATCTCTGGACATAATGTACAATCTCTGGTAGAATTTAACACCTACGACGGATTAGAAGCACACGTTAAACTTAGCGAATGGAAAAAGGTATGACACCAATAGCAGAAGCAACTAAAATCAATGTTGTCAAGAGAGATGGAGAATCAGAACCTCTTGATATTAATAAAATACACAAGATGGTAGAACTTGCATGTGAAGGACTTGCAGGTGTATCAGAATCACACATAGAAGTGAATGCAAACTTACAGTTCTTTGATGGTATCAAGAGCTCTGACATTCAAGAGATTCTTATCAGGTCAGCAAATGATTTGATTGATCTTGAGTCACCAAACTATCAGTATGTTGCTGCTAGACTTCTTTTATTTTCCTTAAGAAAATCTGTCTATGGTGATCATCCAGACAACCATCCTACAATACTATCCCATGTCAAAAAGTGTGCTGAGAACGGTGTATATGACCCTGTAATCCTTGACAAATATACTGAGGAGGAATGGGGCATACTAGAGGGGTATATAGATCATGATAGAGACTACTTGTTTACCTATGCAGGTATCAGACAAGTGTCAGATAAATACTTGGTACAGTGTAGGACAACTGGTTTAACATACGAGACACCTCAGTTCATGTACATGATGGTTGCTCTTACTTTATTTCAAGATGATGATAAATTTTACAGGTTAGAATATGTCAGAAAATACTACGACGCAATCTCAAAACACAAACTCAACATCCCCACACCTATCATGGCAGGGGTTAGAACTCCAATTAGACAGTTTGCTAGCTGTGTTCTTGTTGATGTTGATGACACCCTCGATAGTATCTTTAGTAGCGATATGGCTATCGGCAAATATGTTGCACAAAGGGCGGGTATCGGTATCAACGCGGGTCGCATCAGGGGTATCAACAGCAAAATCCGTAGTGGAGAAGTACAACACACAGGCGTTGTACCTTTCCTCAAAAAGTTTGAAAGTACTGTCAGATGCTGCACTCAGAATGGCATTAGAGGTGGATCAGCGACTGTCCACTTCCCCATCTGGCACCAAGAAATAGAAGACATCATTGTTCTCAAGAACAATAAAGGAACTGAAGACAACAGGGTAAGAAAACTTGACTACAGTATACAACTATCGAAACTCTTCTATGAGAGGTTCATACAAAATGGGGAGATTACTTTATTTTCTCCTCATGATGTGCCAGGGTTGTATGATAGTTTTGGTACAGAGGATTTTGATAGTCTATACGTCAAGTATGAGTTAGACGAAAGCATACCAAAGAAGACTGTCGGTGCACAAAAACTCATCATGGATATACTAAAGGAACGAGCAGAGACTGGTCGTTTGTATATCATGAATATAGATCACTGTAATAGTCACAGTTCATTCAAAGACAAAGTAAACATGAGTAACCTCTGTCAAGAGATTACTTTACCAACAGATCCTATTCAACATATAGATGGATCAGGTGAGATTGCTTTGTGTATTCTCTCTGCTATCAATGTAGGTAAGATCAATAGGTTAGATGAACTTGATGAGTTATGTGAACTAGCAGTAAGAGGATTAGATGCACTGATTGATTATCAGAACTATCCTGTCAATGCTGCAAAAGACAGTACACTTAACCGAAGATCGTTAGGAATCGGATACATTGGACTAGCACATTATCTTGCTAAAAACAATGCAAAATATGACTCACAGAAAGCTCATGACTTGGTTCATAAACTCACTGAGAGATTCCAGTATGCCCTCCTAAGCACATCTAATCGTCTTGCTATGGAAAAGGGTCCGTGCGGTTATTTTGGTAGAACAAAGTATGCTGATGGAATCCTTCCTATCGATACATATAAGAAGGAAGTGGACGAAATAGTATCCAATGACTTACAGTGTGATTGGGAGCATCTTAGGAATAGGATCAAGCAGCATGGACTCAGGCACAGCACGTTGTCCGCACAGATGCCTTCGGAGAGCAGTTCCGTTGTGTCAAATGCCACAAACGGAATCGAGCCTCCTAGAGACTACTTGTCCGTTAAGAAATCAAAGAAAGGACCTCTTAAGCAGATTGTTCCGTCTTATGGGACTTTGAAAAATAACTATACCCTTCTGTGGGATATGCATAACAATGATGGATACATCAAAGTTACTGCAGTGATGCAGAAGTTTTTTGATCAGGCAATCAGTGGTAACTGGAGTTACAATCCAGAGAACTATTCTGATAATGAAGTACCTGTATCAGAAATGGCAAAGGATCTTCTCAACACATACAAGTATGGTTGGAAGACGTCGTACTATCATAACACCTACGACATTAAAAAAGATGGTGATGATGAACCTCAGAATGTTGACCAGTTGATAAACAAACTACTCACCACGGAGGAAGACGACTGTGACAGTTGCAAAGTATAACACCGAACTAGAAACTAACAAAGGAATGACAGTATTCAACAAGAATAAAGTAGACACAAAAAAACAACCAATGTTTTTCGGACAACCATTAGGTGTCCAGAGATACGATTCATACAAGTATCCAGTATTTGACAAACTAACACAACAGCAACTAGGATATTTCTGGAGACCAGAAGAGGTGTCTTTGCAAAAAGATAGATCAGACTATCAAACACTTACACCAGAGCAGAAGCATATCTTTACTTCTAACTTGAAGTATCAGATCATGCTTGACTCAGTGCAAGGTCGTGGACCTGGTATGGCATTCATACCCTATTGTTCTTTACCAGAACTAGAGGCATGCATGACAGTATGGGAGTTCATGGAAATGATACACTCTAGATCATACACATACATTATTAAGAATGTATATCCAGATGCTTCAGAAGTATTTGATACTATCTTAGAAGATGAGAATGTATTACAACGTGCTACGTCAGTTACAGAATCCTATGATGACTTCATCAATGAAGCACATGAGTATGACTCTGGTAATACATGGAAGTTTGCAGTAGAAGGACATCCTGCAGGAACTCTTGATAGAAGAGAACTAAAACGTAAACTTTACAGGGCAATAGCAAATGTTAACATCCTTGAAGGTATTCGTTTCTACGTTTCGTTTGCGTGTTCGTTTGCTTTTGGCGAGAACAAACTTATGGAAGGTTCAGCGAAGATACTCTCTCTTATTGCTAGAGATGAAAGTCAACACTTGGTTATCACGCAAAATATCCTCAAAAAATGGGCAGACGGAGACGACCCAGAAATGAAAGAGATCTCTATTGAAGAGAAAGATAACGTACAGCATATGTTTAAGAAGACAGTTGATGAAGAGAAGGCATGGGCAAACTACTTGTTCAAAGAGGGTAGTATGATTGGACTCAATGAGAAACTCTTACATAAATATGTTGAGTGGATTGCTAATAAAAGAATGAAAGCAATAGGTTTGACACCAGTATATGATGTACCTGCTAGAAGCAATCCTTTACCATGGACACAGCATTGGTTGAGCTCAAAAGGTTTACAGAACGCACCACAAGAAACGGAGATTGAAAGTTATGTCGTCGGAGGAATCAAACAAGATGTCAAAGCAGACACCTTCGCAGGATTCTCACTCTAATCCTAGACCAGAAGAAGAGATAGCAGCACAACTGGCATATGCTGCTAACTCAGAGTGGTTAGATAAAACTTATAATGATCTAGTGGAAACAGGGAATGATTATAGTCCTGACATAACAGATATGCTTTGGAGTGCTGCTAAGAAAGAAGCAGCACAGGAAAGATTACATGATGACATTAGGAAATCCTTAAGAAAGGATGAAGAAGACAAAAAGGATCGGTAAACTGTATCAAGGCGAACTACAAATGTCAGGAAACTGTGATATAAATATAAATGTAGCGTAAGCTACACACTTACACGTTCATCCTATGGGTGCATTATTCTACCTATCTTTACTAGCAAGTCACGAACCAGTCCATTGGACTATTAAGTGTGATGGATATAAGGAACTTGTTGCTGAAGTCAGACAAGATCAATATCTTGATGACGTTAGTAAACGAGATCTGATTGGTTATTTTGCTACAAAAGTAGAAGAAGAGTGTAAAGAAATAGGACGCAAGTAGGACAACTCGGAACGGATCGTTCATCCCCCATAAGGAGGACGCAAAGGTTGACTGAAGGAACGGATATTAAAAACATCCAACTACTTTAGGAGTAAACACAATGGCAAAAGTTACTTATCGTGGTGTCGTTTATGACACTGACAGATCACGCAAACAATCACAGCAAGATGCTGAGCTCACATACAGAGGTCAGAACTATGTTGTAGGAGCGAAGAAGTAATGTTAGTAGTATCAGAGATTCTCGTGGCGAGCGTAGTGTTTCTGAGTCTAATATACTTAGAGGCAAGACTTCTATACAAATATTTGTAATATTATAAATATTTGTTACAGGGTAAAGGAGATATGAAAGGATTTAAAAATGTTACCATTAAACTGGAAAGGACATCGCGAAGATATACCTGACGTAGAAGAACCGAATGAGGTTTTTGCTATGTTGTGTTATCGTGGGATACACTATGCCAAATGGGTCATGATAAATCCGTTTATATCAGAAGACTGGTCACTATTTAATCCAAGAGCATCCGAGTGATGCTCTTTTTTTATGTCAAAAAGTGCTGACACACTTGACATCTTAGAAATTAGATGCGATAATAAATATCAATAACATTATAGGAAGTCAATGAAAATTTTTCTAGACTGTTCCGACGCTGAGTTAGTTAGAACATACTACGAGACGGGTCTTGTTGATGGAGTTACCACCAACCCGTCTCTCATGCTAAAGGCAGGTAAAGATCCAAAGGATGTATATAAGGAGATCTCTAACATCTTTCCATTCCATGCATCTATATCTGCAGAAGTAGTAGGTGAAACAGCAGAGGATATGTTAGACATGGCAGAGGATCTGATTGACATAGGTCCTAACATTACAATCAAAGTGCCATGCACACCGCAAGGTCTTAAAGCATGTAAAGAGTTATCAGAAGATGAAGTAAATGTAAATGTTACTTTAGTTTTCTCAGCAGCACAAGCAATCCTAGCAGCGAAGGCAGGTGCCACATATGTTTCTCCATTTGTAGGTAGAGTCTTTGATCAATCGTTTGATGGCATAGGACTCATTGAAGAGATATCAGATATATTTGCTACACATGGTACAAAGACTCAGGTACTAGCAGCATCCATTCGTGAAGTGTACCAAGTTGCACAAGCATTTAAGGTTGGAGCTGACATATGTACAATCCCATCTAAAGTTTTTGAGAAGATGTTCCTACATGTCTTAACAGATAAAGGACTAGACATCTTTGATAAAGATTGGAAGAAACTACAAACAGAACTAGAGACCCCATGAAAAAGAAAAACTTGAAAACATTAATCCACGATATAGAAGTCGCGTTAAATGAACTCAAGTCAGAGGTTTATTCAGACCCTTCTGCGTATCGTATAAGTAGTGATAGTGATAAAACAACATCCTATCTTGACATCAACGACGAAGACGGTCTCTGCGATTGACTATGAAAATCCCTGGTTATATCAAGGTGCAACTTTTACTACTGACGACATTAATGATTTCTTCGGTTTCGTCTACTGTATTACAAATAAAATCAACGGTAGAAAGTACATCGGAAGAAAGTATTTCTATGCCTTCCGTACCCCCAAGGGAAAGAAACGTAAAGTCAAACAAGAGTCCGACTGGAAGAAGTATTATGGATCTTCTCCAGAGTTAAAAGAAGATATAAAACTGTATGGAAAGGAACAGTTCCAACGTGAGATCATGAGCATACATAAGGCAAAGGGACTAGTCAACTTTGAGGAGACTAGACAACTTTTCCACAACAATGTTCTCACGGAGGCACTCGACGATGGCACACCACTTTTCTACAACAGTAACATCCTTGGTCGCTACATGCGAAAAGACTATTTCAGATGCGATAGATCGTCAGATAATGCTTGACACAGAGAACCCAGTGATGTATAATAAACTTATACGACATTATGAGGATAGAGGAGCACAGTTCTACGGTAACGTAGATGAAGACTATGACCTCCTACTATCCAAACTTGAACAGGATCTTTACTATGCCTAAAACTGAAGTTATTCACGAACGCTTTCCTTATCGTTATGTAAGGAAAGGAACCATTGAACTCAATGGTCAACCTGACTACCGCATTCAAAAGATGAATGAATGGTCTCGTCAGTACAATGACATGTATCTATTGGATAATAGTATTCAACTAGACTATGCCATAGAAGACTTTGAGTATACGAAATGGTTAGATCCTGATCCAGAAGTATCCGCTTATGGTGGACGTCGTGATCACATCATATCACCTTACGCATGACCGCCCTTATTATCATCGTAGTATTGATTGTAGTTGCAGGAGCACTTATAAGATATTACGATCCCCACTCATGATTAGAGTATAAATACTCTGGTCTGAACCTATTCTTCCGCCAATAGAATTAAATCCCGATGGCATTTAAGGCGCGACAGAAATCACATATAGGGTGATTTTCTTGTTCAGACATTACTGTGGGGGCATTGCCCCCTTTTTATTTTATGGAATGGTTAGTACCACACAAACTATTAGTTTCTCGTATCAATCCTATCGAGGAGCTTGAAGAATATGCATTACGAGCAGTAGAAAATAAAGAACCAGTAGGAGATCATAAGATGGTCTCTATCAAAAGAGAATACTCAATGGATGTTCCACCAAACTTTGAGCAGTGGTTGTGTGACACTATTGATACACATTTTGATTTACATAAACCTCAGTGTGGAATCTATGGTCCTAACAATGGTAAGAAGCTTCGTATCATTAAGATGTGGGCAAATGAAATGTATAAAGGAGATCAACATCAACCTCATATGCACCAGTATTCATTATATTCTTTTAGCTGTTATATAAGAACTACTAATGATGATGCTCCTTTTTACTTTATAGACAACAATCAAGGACAGGCAGTCTTTATAAACGCAGACTCTCAGGGGCATGCACTCATATTTCCAGGCACACTAATACATACGGTTTACCCTAAAGAGACAGAAGATGTTAGGATATCGGTATCAGGAAATGTCATTTTAGATGTTGACAAAACTTAATCTTTCCTATATAATATTGTTACGTTTCTTAACAAAACTACAATGACTGTTACAACTGAATCAGGTGGAAGACAAAATGCCTTCCCAAACGAGACTCGTCCTTATATTGATGAGAGCATTTCCTATGACTCATGGGCAAAGAATGCTGAAAAAATCAATGGAAGATGGGCAATGCTCGGATTGGTTGCAGGTGTAACCTCATATGTTTTCACAGGAAACTTCTTTTTCTTTGGACTCGCAGGATTCTAAAGACAACCCTTTACCCAACAACAGGACACAATCATGACACCAGAAGCAGAAAGATTTAATGGATGGGCAGCAATGCTTGGTTTCGTAGCAGCAGTAGGAGCTTATGCTACAACAGGAAACATCATTCCAGGTATATTCTAAATGACAGATAAAGAATCAAAAACTGTCGCTGAAAAAATCAATGGTAGACTAGCAATGCTAGGTATCATTGCAGGTATCGGAGCATACCTAACAACAGGACAACTCATTCCAGGTTTCGTATAATGAACTACTGGAAGACAGCAGAACAAATGAATGGACGTCTCGCAATGATGGGTCTATTCGCAGCAGTAGTGAACTATGGTTTCACTGGTTGGATAATTCCAGGTTTCTTCTAATGGGAGATATCATTCCACTCACCAATGACATTTCATATGGTCAAGCATTACTATGGTGCTTGTATCCATTCGGTATCTTGGTGGGTGCGGAATTATTTCTAAGAGCTGCAGATGATGATGACGATGATGATGAAGGTGGCGGAGTAATGTCACCAGTAGGAGTCTATCAAGGAGCATGATGATCTACCAAATCACTTTCGCATGTGTATTAGGTTACACTGCAATCAACGGACTACCGTTCGTATTTTCTTAAACTATAACGCTGAAGGCACAAGCACAAATGACCAACAAATTTTTAAAAATCCCACCTGCATGGATGGGTCTCGCAGAGTTCGCATTTTTCGTAGCAATAGGAATTGCTGCAGGTAACGCAGGTTGGGTGTAATGTCGTACCACGACGTTATGGAAGTATACAAAAGACC